TAACACTGTAGAACCCCAAAAAAAAAACGCACATCCCCCGGGTATATATACAAGTTCGCGGAGCAACTTCACCCCGTTGGCCCAACAACTGTCCGCTGACCCCCCACAATGGCTTACTCCCGCGCAAGGACCTACCGACGCCCGTACAGAAAACGATCCGGCCCAAAAAGCCGTCGCTCAACAGGAAAGAAGCGAACCTATCGGAAAACAAAGAAAACATCCCGCCCCATGTCCAACAAAAAGATCCTGGATCTGACGTCGCGTAAAAAACGTGACACGATGGCTCCCTACTACAACACGTATGGGTCGTCCCCTCTCACCGGTCTTGGTGGTTACACCGCAAACGGGAATGGAGGTGGCGCGCAGGCGTACACCGGGTTGCTTTGGCTGGCTACTGCACGCGATAACACACTGGCCTCTGGCGGGTCCGTGTCCAATATCAACGATTTAGCGGCTCGCACTGCCACGGCCTGCTACATGCGCGGCCTGAAGGAAAACGTTGAGATCTCAACGTCAAGTGGGGCTCCTTGGCAATGGCGTCGTATCTGTTTCACTTTCCGCGATCCTTCCGTTGTATTGTCCGGAACGGGCATACCCCCTTACCTCGAAACATCCAATGGCTATGCTCGTCTGTTGGCGAACTTTACCAACTCCGACTCCGCTGGGGTGGCCACTCATGGAGCGATTACCCGACTTATATTCAAAGGTCAACAAAACGTTGACTGGAATGACATTCGTACGGCTCCGATCGACAACGCACGTGTGGATCTCAAGTACGACAAGACTATGATTGTGTCTTCTGGTAACGCCAACGGCCGTGTCAAACTCTTCAAAATGTGGCACCCAATGAACAAGACCCTTGTTTATGATGACGATGAGAACGGTGAAGCCGAGAATTCGACCGTCTTTTCCGTCGGTGATAAGCGAGGAATGGGAGATTACTACGTGATCGACTTTCTGCAAGCAGGAATGGGTGCAACCAGCAGTGATTCGTTGAATTTCAACCCCACGGCTACTCTCTATTGGCACGAAAGATAGTTTCGGTGAGCTCAACGAAATCGGCATTCTCCTCCATCCACCCGAAGTCCGGGCTGCTGCCTGGCTTGTACCAATCGAGTCGCGGGTCCGTGTTACATAGCCAAATTGTGGGCTTGCCCCATCTCACCGTTCTCTTGTGTTTGAACTTGTCTGTCACAGTGAATTGAAATTGTCCTCCCATCCATTGTTTGTATGATGGGAAGAAAGAGAATCCTCCAGACATATCGTCAAAAATGGCGTACTCGGCTGACTCGCTGAAGTCGTCCAAGTTGAACAGTCCGGCAAAGTAGTTGTGTTTGCCGAGTGATCTAGCCCACACTGTCTTTCCAAGCCGAGTCGCACCAAACAGCACCAATCCCCGGGGACTAAACATGAGTCAGCAAAAGACCATAGCAGAAAATGTAGAGGGCGTCCTCGAGCCGCGACGAGGGGGGGGGGTGCGCGGGTCCCCGCTTGCGGGGGTGCCCCCCGAGGAGCTAGGCGACGGACAAGACTCACCGCCCTTCCACTCTGCCCAAATTAGCTTCACTCCAATTGGTCAAATCATACACAGGCTCAAAAATACCCGGTGGTGACTCATAATCGGCAACTTCGGGCCGATACTTCCAATCAGCGTACAGCTTCAGGCTCCCAAAATTGCATCCGAGCTGCTTAGGAGCGAGAGCCGCAAGTTTCTCAAAAAACTCTCCTTCATTCGTAGCGTTGATGATCTCAGACCAGATGTCGGTCTGTGTCCGCTCGGAGTCGTCCTTATCTCCGCCCGGCCGCTCGCATTGGTCACCAATGAGATAGTGCCCATCCTTGTGTCCAGCGTACTTTCCGACGTAATCCCAGCGTCGTCCAGGGTTTGCCGTAAACTTCTTGATGTTGCAACGGCGGCCTGATACCATGAACAGTTGACCAGCGTCCGGGTGGCTGAATCCCCCAACCCACCACACGAAGCAGTGGTAATGAGGCATGCCATTCTGATGCAGCTCTCGACCGAGTCGGTACACTCCTCCAGATCTGACAACTGCGACAATAATTCCTTGAGGATCAAACTCGACCGGGCAATCGGAGTATGTGAGGAGAATATATTCGACATTGTCCAACTTGTAACGACGTGTCATGACGATGTGTTTTTTGGGGTTCGAAAC